TTTTGAAGTTCTTTTTCCGTTTTATATTTATCTTTTATTGTTTCAGAGTACAATTCGTTGTAGGCATTTTTTTCTGTTTCTAGCTTTTTTGCTGCTATCGTATTTTTTATTTCTTCCTGCAAATCTTGGTAACTTTTTATTACTTTTCCATTTTGAGTGATTACGTTTCCGTCTCTTTCAAGTTCTAATCCTAGTGCTTCATTTAGTTCGTTTAGAATAGTGTCTGCTCTATCTTTATATCCATCTTTAACTTTTCCGTTTGAATCAATTATTTTTTCTAATTCACCTGTTATCTTAGAACAATATTCTAGTTCTGCATTGCTATTTTCTAAGCTTTCTTTAATTGTTTGTGTTCTGTTATCATAACTTTCTTTTAGTTTTGTATATTCTTCTCTTAACTGTGCAGTACCTTCAATTTCTTTTTTTAACTCGTCTGTCATTTCAGAAGATTTTGTAATATGTTTAACTATTGCTGCTGTTGTTCCTGCTATTGCTGTTCCTAGTGCAGTTCCTACTATTGTTGCTACTCCAACTGGAGATTTTAACTTGGTTATTGATGATGCTAAATTTAAACTTGCTTCACTTGCTCCTTCTGTATTTCCTTTCAAAACTTTTATCGAACCCGATAATGTTCCTACTCCTTTTGTTACAGTTCCTATTCCTTTAGTAATTCCTCCAATTCCTTTTGTTACTGGTCCTGCTGCTACTACTAATGCACCCATAGACAATATATTTTTCTTTGTCTTATCGTCTAAATCAGCAAATCCTTTTATCATATTAGATACTGTATTCAAAATTGGTTTTGCATCTTTTACAATTTGTCTTAAAGACGGTGCAAGTTGATCGCCAAATTCTATTGCTGTTTTAGTTATTTCATTTTTAAGCATTTTCATTTGTGATTCTGTCGTTGCATATTTCTTTTCTGCTTCTTCCGTTAACGCTGTGTTGTCTTTCCAAGCCTTTGAGCCTAATTTTATTGCACTAGAAAAAGTATCACTTGCATTTGCAGACCTTAGCAATGCGTCTCTCATTCTTGTTTCTGTTATACCCATATCGTCTAGAACTTTTATTGCAGACTTACTTTCTCCCCCACATTTAGAAAGTCCTTTTATAAATGCTTCCAAAGCTGCTGTTGCATCTTCTTTAAATAGTTTAGAAAATTCTTTTGTACTCATTCCTGCTACTTTTGCCCAATCTTTTAAGTCTTTACTGTTTGTTTCTACTGCTAACTGCATTTCGACTAATGCCTTGCTGAATGCTGTTCCTCCAGCCTGTGCCTCTAAACCTACTGAACTTAAAGCTGTAGCTAACGCCATTATGTCAGATTGTGACATACCCACTTGTGTACCTGCTGAAGCTAAATTTTGTCCCATCGAAATAATGTCAGCCTCTGTTGTTGCATAGTTATTTCCCAATGCTACTATTGTAGAACCTAGTCGTTCATAGTCTTTCGCAGACATCTTTGTTACATTTGCGAACTTTGCTAAAGAAGAAGCCGCTTCATCCGCAACTACATTCGTAGAGTTTCCTAAATCTATCATTACTTTTGTAAAGTCTAATATGTTTTCTGTCTGTATTCCTAACTGTCCTGCATTTTCTGCTACTCCTGCTATTTCGCTTGCAGAGGATGGAATTTGTGTTGATAAATCTAATATTCCTTGTCTTAAATTTGCTAATTGTTGTTCTGTTCCATCTACTGTTTTAGTAACTCCTGTAAAACTTGTTTCAAAATCTACGGACGCCTTTAGTGAAGCTACAGCTAGTCCACCCGTTAATCCGCTTAAAATAGATATTCTATTTCCTAGTTTATCAATTTTATCTCCAGCTTTTTGTAATGTTTTTCCTGTTTCTTCCCATTTTTTAGCATTTTCGTGAGTTTTATTTGTTTGTTTTTCTAATTGTTTATTAGTTTTATCTATTTCGTTTTGTATCTTTTGTTGTGCTGTTTCTTCTCTTAATAATGCATTTTCTAAATTTTCAACTTCTTTTGAATTTAAACCATATACTTCTATTGCTTTTTCTAGCTTTTTTCTTGTATTTTCTACGATTTCGCTTTGTTGATTATATTTTTCTTTAAGTAATTCTATTTTATCTGATAAAAGTTCTGTGTTTTGAGAATTACCTTTTAGTTTTTCCTCTGTTAATTTTAATTGATTGGTTAAGTTTTTTATGTTCTTTGTTGCATCTTTTATATTTGTATTAAAACCTGAAACATTTGCTTCAAATTTGATTTGTTGTTTGTTTTTAGCCATTACTTAACCTCCTTCGGATTGTTTTTGTAATTTTCATAAGCTACTATGTCTGAATGAATTTTCCCCAAGAAGGCAATATCGCTGTTCCAGAACGTATTCTCATCTATTCCATCTATATATACAAAATAGACGTACATATCGGCTAAATCCTCGATATGTACGTCTGGAACTTTATATTTTTTCTTATTCTTTTTTTGTTTGCTAGTAGCTTTTTTAAATCCTTCTTGGAATTTTAGTTTTTTATTGTATATATTTCATTAATTAGTTTTACCCCTTCGTGATTTATGTTAAGGATACTAATGTTTTCATCTTCCAACAGTTTTAAGAAATCTTCGTAAGCAATATCTTCGTTTGTTGCTCCTAAATAGCCTGCATAAACAACTTTGTAATAGTCTGTTTCCTTCGGTTCTTCCCCTGTTTCTATTTTTCTTAAAATTGTCAAAATATCTAAATCGCTCATATTTTCTGCTTTTTCTATTGCACGTGGTGTTATTTTTAAATTTATTTCTTTTCCTTTAATTTTCATTTTTACTCCTACAAAAAATCCACGTTATCTAGTTTTTTTTACTAGATAACGTGGATTTGAATATTTTTTTATTATTTATTGTCCTTCTACAGCTGTTGCCTTAACTAAATCTGGTGTAAAGTTAGTTAACCATTTTTGTTTTACTTCGTCATCTTCTAATTCACTTTCATATGCTTCATAGTAAAATTTATTATTACTATCTGCTAAAGCAGAAAATTCCATATCATCCATTTCTATTTCTGTTACATCATTGTTTATTTTTATAGCTAATCCCTTTACATTAGACATATTTGAAAACGCTATAAATTTTACATTTCCTTCCATATCTATTACTTTTGCAGCAAAAGTAAATGGCTTTGAAAAAGTATCTGTGCCATATGCATATACTCCTGTTTTTAATCCTTCATTTGTTAATCCTGCCAATTCTCTCTTTACTTTTATTTTAGTGTGTGCTGTTACTGTAACAGTCATTTCCGTTACTCTTTTGGATTTTTTAACTACTTTTCCTTCACATTTTTTTACTACTTCTTACACGTTTGAAGACGCGTCGACTGTTCCTAACCATCTAATTACACTGTTCCTATACATCCAAATCCAACTGCTGTCTCTTCTCCTTCAAATTGTATAGAACCTTCTTGTATTTTATAATCTTCAAATTCTTCAACAATTTTACTCATTCTTCTATATTCTCCTTTATTTTTTTATTTAGATGATTTGTAAGTCCATCTATAGCAAAATTTTCTTTGCTTTCTAAAGATTTACCAAAGAAATTTTGTTGTCCTTTCTTTTTCTGCTTTACTCCTCGACCTTCATCTGGAAAAATTAAATAACCGAAGTCTTTTGACCTCGGTTTTAATTTTGTTTGTATTTTTACTCCTAAATTGTATCTTATAATTTCTAATGACTCTGTGTCTTTTGCATGTGTTTTTGGAGCATTCTTGCTATAATGTTTATAAATAGAGCGTGGCATTCTTGTATATACTTCTTTTTCGAAAATATTCCCCGCCTCGCCCCATAAATAATTATTAACTTCGTATTCTGCTTTTTGTGGTAATAATTTAAGTTTTTCTTCTAATTTAATCATATCTGTATAATCTACGCTTAGCTCATTATATGCCATTTTACACCTTTTCTGGTCGTTCAAATACATATGTATTTGAATCTACCCATTTGTTTGTATTTGCTACTTGAAAATCATCTGAATCCATATATTTGAAATTAATCCCAGTTTTTTCGAATGCTTTTATTATCTCACTGTCGCTAATTTCCTGTTCTCCGTCAAAGACATACACAATTATTATCGTTCTGCTATAAGAATTGCAGTTATTTTTAGTTAGTCTATTCTTTTTTATAATTATGTAATTATAATCTTCAACTTCATTTTCATAAATTCTTTTATCTCCGAACAGGTAATCCAAAACTTTCAGCAACTTGTACTATTTTCTCATCTGTCATTGTATTCCCCCTTATTCGAAGCAATTTGCAAATATAAATACATATTTACCTTGTTTGAACTATCTTTTTTAACGATATCATATATGGCATCGTCTATTTTTACTTTAATATTCTCTGGTAATTGCCTGTATGGTACTTTTATTTTCTTATTGATTG